GCTGCGTCGGTAAGAGTTCTTGGGTCGAGTTCACTCCCGGCATGGAGGACTCCGAAACCCCGCTGCTCGCCTGTTTCGTCCAGTTCGTAATGGATTCTACCCTGCGTATCTCTTTCAGAAACGCGTCTGCCAGTTCCGTCATCCCTTCCAGCCTCGACATTCTCTCGTGAGTATCTAGGGCTACCAGGGCCAGTATCGGTCTCCCTTTGTGTTCCTTCAAGAGCGACTCCGATATTTTTTGTGCTTGGCTTTGCAAACTCATTGAGCATCTCCTTAAAGATTGCGTTGTGTTCTTGAACGATGGAGTTAATCATGGCACGAGTAGGATTCATCAGATTCGTATCGGCCATTAAGGACTGCACGTCGGCTAAAGCGTTTGCGAAGTTCGCATTGTGTTCGCCTGCATGATTATGAGCCAATTCATGCACGAAGGTTTGATAAATGTCTTCTGAGAAGCCTTCTACCGTCGCTAAACGACTTTTACTGGATAGTGGATTCACGAATAAAACTTGATACGGGACGGCTATACTAACTCCGGCAAAGGTATTACTACCACCTTTTTCTTTCGAAAGCATAACTCCAAAATGAACTGGTTTATGGAAATTAAAGCGTTTTCCATAAGCCTCCATTACCTCTTGAACATGTTCATTCTTTACAAACTTGTTTCCTTGCCGCGCAAAGACATGAGCAAGACGAGCTAGAAATTGACGAGCTTCGTCATTTTCTTCTGGCTTATAATTAGTATTATTATGGTATAGCGGAGTAAGAGTAGTCGTTCCGATATCCAACTCGGGTCTAGCATCAGGTGCAGAAATCAATTTTGGAGTAAGTTTTTCAAACGCTCCTACTTGTTCTCCTTTTACATAAAAAGGCACAGCGGAAATCTTTGAATAGGTCTCCATCGTCTTGGCAATACGACGACGCTGCAGTTCCTTCATCAAGTCTGGGAGAACCTTTTCAGTAATATCCCTAGAAGCGTGGGCTTTTAACCCTTGACGATTGTTCTCTATTGGATAGGAAGCTTCCTTCGCGTCGACGTGAGGGCGGATGTTGATATAAGTGTGCAGCGGGAATACTTCCGTACCAAGTTTCAAATCTGTCGTGAACTGAAACAAACCACTACTATAAACACGAGCTAAAGCCCAACTATCCTCCTCCCCAGTATCAACCCACATTTCCACTTCACCCCAAGGGAAATTTACAGTAGGAAGCTTATCATAAGCTTTAGGAACAGTGGTTTCAATTCCTCTATCATTAAAAGCTACATTCAAGTTTGGAAGAAGCACACCATGCTCCAGAACCGGAACTTCCCAGCTATAATCCGGCATCTCTACTGGCTGCATACCCTTAGGACGCTCAATCGCAGCAGGTAGTTTAACTGTAACTACCGTGCCATTAATAGCTTCCTCACCGGACACCTCTCGTGTAACCATCTCAGCAGTCCGGTCCATGATCTGTCCGGGAGTGCCCTTAAACGTCGTAAGCTTCCCATCCCGTATCGTTTGAACCTGGATTAATTCAGGTGTAAAAAGCAATACTACCTTTGCGAGTCCTAATCCGCCACTTCGCTCTTCAGGTTTCAACCCAACCTTGCTCGAACCGGGATAGGTAAGAAGGGATTCAAGCACGATCTCCGGAGTCATACCGATTCCATTGTCACTAACTTGAATAGTGCTGTTCGCTTTATCGACTTTTACGTCGATAATCCCCTTAAAATCAGGATTCTTAATCGCCTGTTGCTTAACAGCATCGAAAGAATTCTGCACTAACTCCTTAATAATAGTCTTCGGAAGCCCTCCTGGGCCTTCCATACTATACATATTCGCCCCGAACTGCTGAATCAGCAATTTTGGATTCACAGAAAGCCCTACCTGCTGAATATTCGGAACTTCATCATCCAGCTCGAACTTAACATTCTTTTCGAGCATCGGTTGAATTTCGTCTATGAAAGTCGAGTAATCTCCAGCCTTCAACAAATCCATCAGCTGCTTATATCGCTCATCGCCAATATCCAGCGTTCCATCCCGAACGAGTCCGGTTACCAACTTACGATATTCCGTAACCCTCTCTTTCGAAATCGTAGCTACGTTGTGATCAACAGGCTTTCTCTTAGCCTTTTCTACCGCCTTCTTCTTTTTCTTCGGTAGCTTCTTCGCAGTCTCCGCTCCCTGCGCATTAGGCCCACCTTCCGCCACAGCCACCGGAGCCGAAGTCAACCCATCCAACCAATCTTGAAAACGAGCACCTGGAGCAAGAATCCCCTCTTGCTTCAGCTGTTTAAAGAATCGAACTAGCGCATCGCGAGCCGAGGCAAAGGCCCTTTGAAAGAGCCCTTCCTTATTCAGCGCGCTCTGTGTATCCCAACCCTTCGCATAAGCATACCTAGCGGTCTGTTCGGCCAGATACTCGTGGAGACCTAAATACTCACTACGAATCTCTGTAAGCTTCGTAGCGTCGAGTTGTTCGCTAGTGCGAATGGCACGCCTGATGATAGCATCCACCAGTTGCGTTGCCGGAGCATTTTCCGCAACGTAATGCTCAGTAGAAGTGGAGAATTTATGTGCTTTTGCAGGATTCATCCATGTCTGGATAAACTCATCGGCAGTCATCTCTCCACTCATGACTTTCGACTTAATCTCATTAAATTCACGCACGACTGCGGCTTGTGCGTCAGGTAATTGAGAGATTAATGTCTCGTCAACAAGCCCGGCTCGGGCCTGCTGCTGAATAGTAACAGCAAGTCCCTTATCTACTCCTTCAAAAAACCGTTCTTCTACCAGTGCATGCCCAAACTCGTGTGCTAAGTTGTAAAACGTCTTTATCTGCGCGTTTATGTTGAACTTTCCCGAGTCCTTCATATTACGTAGTGCAGCGGGAACGATAACATGCGCTCCGCTACTCAAACGAGAGTGCCAACCCACCGCACTCCGTGCCGGCAAGCCTTCATTCAGCAACACAACTGACGAATCTGGCAGGTATTTCGCCCTCCAGGATTCAATCGTTTCGTGCAGCGCTCGCAAATACGGCTCCGGACGATCAACAGTAGGAGTTCCCAGCGTATACGTCCCCGGAGTCTTATCAATCTCTGTTTGACTGACCTGCAATCCCTCAGTTCCAGCTGGTCCAGCTAGAACTGCTCGCTGCGTCCTTGGAGTCGCATCGTTCTCATTCGAGTAATTCCTCGCATTCGCAGCTACTTTCGCACTTTCCCCGAGTTCTCCATAATCCGTTCCTGTGGAGAGTTCATCGAGTCCTGCAAGGTGCCCAAGGGCCTCTGCTCTCGGCTGCGCAATGGCCTTTTTCGTTTCAAACTCAGTAACCGCTTGCCTAGCCTGAGATACTTGTTCATCAGTGATCTCCTCTGGATTAAGAGTTTGATCGATACTCTTAATTAAGAGTTCCGTTTCGGGAGTAATTGGTTCGGTGCGAACTGCGGCATCTTGATATCGTGAATCGGGAATTGTTGATATCAATTCATTTGCCTGATACGCCCCCAGCGCCCTTTGCAGTTCGTCAGAAGACTGCTTCAGATCGATAGGAATCCCCATCTTATCCAGTTCTTCCGCAGCGCGCATATTCTCCAGCGCAGTATGCACGTCGTCGAGCTTTGCATCAACAACGTCTCCGAGCTTTTTACCAGTGAATTTCTCGTCGAGTTTTTTCAACCCGCGGAAGATCCCTAGTTGCATACCTGCGGAAAGAGGAGTAGAAAGAGCGGTTATAAGCAAATCATGTTTCAACTGCTCTCGGAACTGCTCCCAGGGCATATTTGGATCATACCCTATTTTCTCCAATGTGCTTTGCGAAGCAGTAGCGAGTAGTTCCGAACCGATCTCTGCTCCGGTGAATTTTAGAGCGTTCTTAAGAATACTCTTTCCACCAACAGCGTCAAACAGATACTTGAAAGGCAAGACTTCAGTAAGTACCTCAAGTCCACCAACCCCGACTGCAGTTCGTGCGGCCTCTCCTACAGGAATATCCTTACTTACTCCTGTCGCAAGAGATTCTGCGCCGGAAACAGCACCCATTCCACCTAAAGCTAGCCCAGGGCTTCTTGCGATTATACCAGCAGCAATAGGAGGTGCTGCTGTTGCGACAGAGCGAAGTGCCGAAGTTGCTACTTCCCCAGCTGTCGTCATATTCGGAGGCAACACATCCTGTGCTTCCTTCGAATACTGCTTCGACATATCGAGAAGATTCGCCCGAGGTGCAAGCCCGGATTCCTTCTCCATCCGCATCTGCGCGAGGGGTTTCCCAAACCACTTCTGAGCAAGGACTTCCTTATCCTCGTCACGAAGATCGAAACGATCCAGCACATCAAGATCGTCAGGGCCCTGTAGCGTGCCGGCTACTGCGGTAGCACCAGCCCTGAGAGATGGGAGAATACTAGAAACGGCTCCTTTTAGTGTTCTTGTATCGAAGAAGCCAGCTGGACGATACTTATCAACTGTTGACTTAATAACCTCATCAGGCGTATCATCCGGAAACTCAAACACTTCCCCGTAGGGAGCGTGCACTTGCTGAACCATTTATTTTCCTTGTGGAATTAAATTGCCTTGTGCATCGAAGGTGCGAACCGTAACGCCAGTCTTTCCGCCAGCGGGAGTATTCCCGGGGGGAGCATCCCCTCTCCATTTAAGGAACTCCTTTTGATCCTTTATCGGATCACCTGACCCATATAAAGCCGCCCAGCGAAGGAAGGTTTCCGAATCCGGACGATCCTTCGCCGTGGAAAGATATGTATCCGTAGCAGTCGACGCACGCTTCTCGTAAGCCGCTTCGTCTTCGCCAGCAAGTTTCGGATTCGCTCTTTTCCAGTTGTCTTTGTAATACTGAGCCATCTGCACCTGCGCCGAGCCAACTGAATGAGCATATTTACCAGTCCTAGAGATAAACTGACGTTTTTCTTCGTCAGACATACCTTCCATAACTGCACGCTCGTCTTTAATCCTCCCAGCTTGCTGACCAGCAAGGCCAGCGGACGCCTGAGATGCGCCAATCTGAGCCCTTGTAAGGTCATTATGCAATCCGGCCTTAGAAAACTCAGCCTCGACAGAAGCACGCACAGCGGCGTCGGGGATGGCATCCTTAATCTTTTTAAGCCTTTCTTGATACGCCAACTCAATCTTCTTAACATCAGCGTCTGTGCCAGCCCTGCTCGCATCGGCCTCAGCCCTCTGCCGATCTGCCCTAGCCCTGGCGATAGAATCCTCAAGAGTCCTTTGTTTCTCCTCATTCGAGAGCTCCGTCCCACGAGTCTGTGCGCCACGATACTTAATCAACGACTCACTCTCCGCCTTCTCGCGAGCTTCTTTACTCATCGCCTGCCGTCTGGCGAATTCAGCATCATTCCCGAAGTCATACGCGGTCTTCCCGATCAACGCTGATTGCGCAAACTGATTCAAAGCCGTCTGCCCATGCGCTCGAGGGGCAGTAAGATTCGCTCCCATATACATCATAGCTCTCTGTATATTAGGATTCATCACCGCCTGCTTCATCACTTCCATCCAGCCAGCGTTTCTCTTCTCAATCTCCGCCGGGTCTTGTGTGGGCTGATACATAGCCTGCACTTCTGAAGGAATAGGCTGAGTCATTCCTGCATAGGTAATCGGCTGTGCACTCGGCTGCTGCACGCTGGAATACCCACCTGCAAGAGGCTGATCTTCCTGCATCTTTCCGTTCAAAATCTCAGAGAAATCCATACTACCTCCTACCCGAGAGAATATCAGCTAACGAAGGCCGCTGTGGAGGCACAGGATGACCGGGAACAGGAATAGACACCGGAGCGCCTGGGCCGCGAGCTTGCCCGGGAATACCAGCAGGGGGCGCGAAATGTGTAGGTTCTGCTTTCGTTTGCTGGCCTCCTAAGCCACCAAGCATTTGAGGGGACAGTCCAGCACCTCCCATTCCACCCATACCTCCACCTCCACCTAAACCTCCACCCTTCATCCAGTCCCATTCGCCTTGCTGAATGTTGTTTCCACCTCCTCCACCACCAAAACTCGACATTCCTTGCAGCACAGGCCAAGGACTCCAACTGGAGGAAATAGAACTCATATCACCACCACCTGCACCACCCATCGAACCGAAGTTAAACATATATCACCTATTTCGAAGAAGCGTAACCACCGATAAGCCCAACGCCGGCACCTATCAATGCACCCCAAGGACCAAAGCTGGCCCCAGCAGCAGCTCCACTCATTGCTCCCCCCAGCATTGCATTAGTCCTATCCGGCTTTGGAGGCATAGAACCTGTCTGCGTTACCGTAGTCCCTGGCGCAGAACCACCGTAGACTATATTCGCATAGTTATTAATCGCCTGCCAAGGAGCATTTAACCCCCACGACTTAGAAGCAGCATCGTAGTCTTCTTGTGCTTGTGAAAGCCATTCATTCTGGCCTCCAACTGCGGATAGACCCAAAGCCGGTTGGTTCCCCAAGCCGTAAGTCTGTGGTGCTAAGGCGAGCGATTGCGCCCCTGCACGTTGCGCATTCAGATAGTTCTCCATCGACATCTTTGTAGAGATATCTCCTACCGTATCCGCATAGCGTCCGGCCGCAATACCTTCGGCAACGCCCTGACGGGAACCGCCGACTTGACCAGCGCCCGTAGCGCCATGCCGGATACTCTGCATTACTCCGCCAGAATCCATATACCCCTGAGTAACCGGTCGAATCGCAGCGTTTATTGCGCTCTGCAAATATGGATTTGCCTCTGCATACTGTGCAGGCCCCATCAAGAAGCTTGAATATCCTCCCGCTTGATTCGCGAGATTCTGCCCCGCACCTGTTGCATAACCCTTCATCATTTCCTGAGCCTGCAAAGTCTCAGGTGAGAACGGAACAGGCTTCGCTCCCGGATACGGAGCATTCGTTATCGTATCTTTCGTCGATCCATAGATACGAGAAGCTTCTGCCTGAATTGCATCTCTCGCTGCCTGCTCTGCAGGACTAAAATTCTGCACTGTAGTAGTCGTCGCAGTAGGCGGAGTGCTATCCCCACCCTTCTCATAAACCCTAAACATCCTTTGAATAGGATCATATCTCATTGCAGTTTACCCCTCAAACTTTTCCTCACGACAGTATATGTCGCGCTAAAGCCTAAATGCTGTAGAAAGCGAGCCATTCCAGGCGCAACCCAGCCTTCAATCTCAACAGCACCATGATTAAAAGCATATTCCTCAAAAGCTTGAGAAAATTGCTTAGAGATACGTTTCAGTAATCGCCCCGCTAAGAGCACAACCCGAACGGACTTATACTGAGGGTATTGCACAAATTCAGTAACCATCACAAACTGTATACGATTATCCCTATCCGCTACAGCCCACACTTTCATGAACCCTTTGCAAAGCAACACATAGATATCATCAAGCGTAAACTCGCTGTGCGTGCAAGGCATAGCTAGCGAAAGCACTATTTCTAACTCAGGCCAAGCTAGGGGAACCTGCTCTGGGTTGAAATCCCAAGCCTTTAACTCCCCCTTAGCCGAGTCTGTTCCAAGCGCTCGAGTAATATGTGTAGACACCTTTTCCACCGCCAGGGTTCCAATTAGTTCCATCAGCGCCAACAGTAAGACCTTCGAAAGGTTTATCAGGCGCAACATTTAAGAATTCAATTTCACGAGCGTAGCCACGAGAAAAAGCTACAGAAATTTTCAGTAGTTCTCTCGCAATAAAAGCCGCGATAATAGCAACGTGTTCATCTTCGCCTGTAGTGCTAACAACAGGATCAGGAATATATAGCCCAGAAGGATCACCCTTAGCCATACCTACCCCGATCTGCTATTTCAACATCATAGCTATGCAAGCGCCAGTCAATATCCGTAGTGCTTTCAAACTTCAAGGCATGCAAACGTGCGGTTACCTGAGAATCTATCGACAGCGACGACCCTATCGTGAATACTTCCGGAGCAGCCCAAGTAATAGGCCCATCTACTCTATCTTGTCCACCTACATAAATATTAATCTGCCCACCGTCAGTTCCATCTATTCGAGGAAATACTCGAAGTAGTTGTTTTACAGTAGTAAAATCAGGAGGTTTATCCTTACGCAGTGGAAAGCCCAAACCAGTTCTTTCCAAATATGCAGTCATATTTGTTCCGTTAAACTGGTTTGAAGAATCTACTAACAACAATTTCTTCGGGTTTGGATTATACAACACAGCTCTATTAGAACTTTCTGTTGTAACAGTCCAAAGTTCTCCGGTGGAAAAAGAAGTAAAACTTAAAGCTTGATGTGCACTATCTTCTGGATTAAAATCAACGACTAGTGTGCCACCTATACCATTGTAAACCTGTGCGTTGTAGATTTTTCCTACAAATACACTAAATAACCCACTATCCTCACCACCTATTGTTACTGGCGATGTAACATCAGCAATCGAGGTTGTGCCTGCATTAGTAATAGTCGTTCCAAGTTGTGTCCATACTAAATTGTCTAAACTAGTATAGAATTTAACGACGTTATTACCAGCCCCATCATTAACATCTAAAGTTACACGAACCCATAATGGAGTTCCTGGAGTTCCAGAAACTGATACGGTAGAAGTAGAGGCAATACTTGAACCAGAAGTTCCGTCTGGACTAGTTACTAATTCTAGTTTACCATCTGATTTAAGTCTAAACATGAAGGCCCGTTGATTAGAGCCTAAAAATGTATAATCCTTTGTAATTATATTATAAGTAGAAGCTGGTGTCCAATCATCAGGATCAATACGAGCTTGAAGTTGTATATCACCAGTTATGCTGTTTGCTACTGAATCTAGCGTATATATTGTTCCAGCAGATGCACCAAAAAATTGAGCATAACCACTCTCTCCTGGAACTAACGCAAGACTACGATTTTGTGTAGGAGTAAATAACCTCTCTCCCCATGTCTGCGAATCACTCGACCAAGCCCCAACCGCTAAATCCCACTGATCAGAAGCAGCCCCAGGATTAATCTGCCCACTTTCCATATGGGCGTATCCTCTAAGATCACGAATTCCTACCGTATCTTTCAGATAGTTCCAAACAAGAGCTTTATTCGGCAGAGAACTCCCCGTTTCTGGATAGCAAAACCAGACTTCTTTCATAGGATTATTCAGTGCTATAAAAGATCTTGTGTAATATGTGCTATCTAAATTATTAAACAGATATCGCCGAAGCCTTCCATCGAGGATAGACTTAGCATTTTGTCCATCGTGCTTAATAATATCATCAAAGCCGAATACAGCATGAATTCCTGTAAAAGCTTCTACAGCACAGCGCCGGGAAATAGCGCCAAGCTGACCAAGAATTTTATAGAACCTGAAGATATAATTACCGCCTGTAAATTGCTGCCCCCAGATTTCATCTTCCTTATAGAGCACGTTAATATCCCGTAAGGTAATAGAATCAATCAGGGAACCGCCGGATTCCTTCAGTTCAAACTCTCCAGCATCATTCGTCGCATCCGTCTCATCCCAAGTTGAAGGAACCGCTCCAGGATCAGCCTGGTTCGACCACTTCACCATATGATGATAGTGCACACTGGACTTAGTAATATCCAACGCAACTAAAAATTGCTTAAAAGCCCGCATGGAGCCGGCAATGTAAGTAGCTGGCCAAGCGGTTAAAGCAGCAAGTTTTGTCGAAGGAGAGACTGGAAGTAACTGTTGAGGAACATCAACTCCGTTATTAATTACGGGCACTCCACCTAGCAAAGTTCCTGTCCAATTTAAATCAGCCGTTGCAGCATAGTTCACATCCACACTCGCCGTTTGTCGAGTTATGTTATTATGCACTCCATCATACAAATAAACCTTTTGCAGCCCAGCATAGAGCCACATATAGTTCAAAGCCGTAGGCACAGGCATCGCAAAATACGGAGCTACCGTAGGTGGATTAAATACCTGAATATGCCCATAAAACTTCTCCATATACCCATCACGCGCTCGCACATTAGCCCCACCACTCCAGACATTAAGCGCAAGCTCATGAGGAAGCACGTCAGCAACTATGCCAACAGCTCCTACATTATCTACAGGTATAATCGCAGTAGCCACTATCCCTCTCTTTTGCTAATAGCTGCAGCTATCGAAGGAACAATCTTTTCAACACTTCGACCCACAACATAGCCACCTAGACCAATCTTAACAATCTCCCAAAGCATTAGATATTCTTCCTCTGCAAGATTTGGGGCTGCCCAACCAAACCAGCGAGCGACTATTAAAGCTACGAATACCAGCATAGTAATCGGCCTCCAACTCGAAGCTAGCCAATTTTCTGAAGAAGCTTCAGCTAAAACAACTTTCGAAGCCGCTTCCTCCATAACCTGCGCTTGTTGCATTAGGTTAAGCTGAAATTGCTGAATTACTTCGAGCCTTTTCTGCTCATCAGCAGGATTCGGGAAGAAATGTCCAGCGACTTGCTTAGCAATATCACCTAGAAACGGTAACAGCACAGTTAAAAGTGGCATTTTACTCTCCTGGGTCGTATTCTACGTGAATATGCTCGTTATCCTTTCCTTCATTCTCAAGCAGCACATCGAATTCTGCTCCTAACGCAGCCGCGATTTCATCTCTAAGCTGCTTTTTATCGCTAAGATAATCCTTAGTGCGAAAATCAAGAGCGAGCCCCCGATAATGAAAGGAATCAGTAGAATGAGCAGAATCATTACAGCTAGTAATAGTGCAAACTGCGCTATGCGATGCATATATACTCTCAACAATCAACGCAGCAAGGACTATTTGAGGTTGCACACCCTTAAGACTCACTCCCGGCTTAAGCTTAATCATGGCATCCTCGCTTGTTCACGACATTCCGCTCGTGCGATTTTCCTGTCTTCTTGGTTTTCAGAAATAATGCAAGACATGTAGCGAGTCGCTTGAGCCTGTTCCTTAATAGCGCCTACTTGTTCTCGAGCAACTCTATCCATTAATTCAAAGCCGCGGGTCGTATCCTCACTATGCCTCCAGTAAAGAGCTAATAACGCAGCCGAAAGTAAAATAGTCAAAACCGTAATAAACTCTGCCGTCTTCTTCCCCTTGAAAGAAAGCTTTCCAAGTGGAGTCTCTATACCTCCTTCAGTATTCTCCTCACTCATGATATATCTCCAAAGCCCCAACGGGCAGATAATTGAACGTGAAGTATATTTTTCTTAATACAATTCAAATCTCTCCAGAAAAATCCCGGATCTTCCATATTAAGCGGCTTCCAACCTATATAGAAGTGAAAGAATCTATTATTAACTGTTAAAAACGGAAACCAGAACGGCGCTACTAACAACCTTTTAAGATCTGCTAGCGTATGTATTACATTATTCTCGTTGTAAATAGGCCAAGCATAGACCCATGTTGCTTTGCGAAACATGAACTGAACGGTGCGGCCTTCGTCTGGCCAAGGAGATAAATTATTCATAGCTGATGTTTATTGATCCCGCGTCAAAGGTGTCTCCGCTTACAGTTGTTACCCGTAGTTGGGTAAGTGTGTCTGATAGTGCTTTTCGTCCAGATCCGCTTACAACACGATTAGCACTACCATTGTTGTGGCCGCACGTGTGTCTCTCGACCCATGTAAAGGCCGAAGCATCTACGAGTTCCAATACCACCGAGCCACTTAGGGTAGCTGAGGCATCACCATATGCCACCGCAAACCCAACAGTACTAGTAGCTTCCGCGCTCCCAGCCGTGTCGGTTCTAATAGATATAGAGGTATAGCCCGTTTCTTCTAGCCCACCAGCATCTCCAATCTTAACTAAAAAGTCGGATGTTCCACCAGAGCTAACCCCGTAAAAGTTAATAGTTATACGTTTCGTTCCAGCGGGGATACTGCCGAAATCTTTTTCCGTTCCACTAGTCGTCGCCTGTGGAGTTCCTAATGTAATAACTTCCGCAACAGGAGCTCTACCGTTTTCCTTAAGCACAGACATTTGAAAAGTCGTAATAGTCTTTGCTGTAAAGAGCAATATATCTCCTGCAGTAGCCGTATAGTTCGCGTTGCCCTGAACTTCGATATTAGCGCCATCAGTAAAGACATGCGCATCATTAGCAACTACAATAGCCCAAGCTCCTGCATAAGGCGCATCAGCAAGATCAGTAAAGGTAACTACTCCACCAGTCAATGTATTATAGCGCGCAGCCCAAATATTACTGGTAGTAGCGTGGGCTGCTATAGAAGCGCTAGCAGGAAACTTTGCAATAGCATTTGCAGCAGAACCTACCAATAAATCACCAGCAGCATCCACTATCGTTGCTGGAATAGCTGTTGCACTGATATTCACAAGCCAAAAACTTGTTCCAGTGCAAGCTAATAATGCTGTATCCCCACTTGGGATTGTAACCGTAGCAGCCCCATTTACCAACTCCGACGCATTAGGATCAATAACCACATCCCCACTCGAAGCTACTACAAAGGTCGCCCAACCATTCCCTAGCGTTGCTGCCGCAGTCAAGGAAAGAGTAATCGCCGCTGTGCAGTAAATGACCGAATTACTATCATTTACAACAGGCGTATATCCCGTTCCCTTACTCTGAAACCTCCCAAACCTTCCAGCCATCCCCGGGAAGGTCGCTTGCAATGCAAGTTTCAGCAATCGAAGGTGATCGTCCCCCTCACTCCTATTATCCGAAGCAACAGGATTCGTTCCAACCAACTCTCCAACATATGTCGCGACTTCGAGACCCATTACAGTTCTCCCATCGAATAGGATTGACCCGAATGTTTCCTGGCTTCTGTCTCAACCAGTAACCCATCCCGAGCCTGCTGCGCCATCGCTAGAAAGTATTGCGCGGCACCATCATCTTTCACATGAAGCGAAGCAGCCATGAACCCTGCCTCGCCAATTAACCAATTCTGCGCGTAGGTAAGCCAGAGATTGGTGTTCGTATCGTCTGCCGGAGCCGTATCCTTCTTATAGTGTAAGATCCGCAACGGATAAGCCGCATCCGGATATGGCCTGAGATATATCGAAGTCCCTATGATATCAAAATACTGAGGCTTTCCATCTACGGCTTCGAATTCCTTATCCTTAAAAGCAAGATAAGCATCCTTACAAATAGGCACCCATTGATCAGTAGAAGTAATCGTTGTATCCTGATAGAACAATGAACCCCACTCGTCATCGATACGTAAGTGTGAAGTTGGAACAGCCACCGTTTCAACTCCGTCTACTGTCACAAATCCAGCATCTGTATAATCTTCCTTAAGAAACCAAGGCATGAACTTTAACTTCTCAGTAAAGTTATCCTGCACAAGCTGCATTTCAAGAAGAATATTTGCCCGCAGAGCTGCGCCAGTTCGATTGCCTAACCGGGCCATAATCAGATTCAATGCCTGTGCGCCTGTCATAAAAGCCTCAATTTAACTGTCTAAGAAGAAGCACATTTCCTGTAAGTAAATCTATATACAGGTATAAAGGTGTCGATGGGGGTGTTACTAATGAACCAGCCGGGATACTCTCAGGGTCTGGCAAGTATAAAGGCTGAGCAGCTAACCAAACTGGTGTATAAACTTGCCAATCCGACTCGTCGATATTAAGCGGTAACGGCTGTGGAACTGTCTCATCATTCTCAGCCCAAAGAGTAACAATAGGCGCAAGCGCCACTGGCGTATAAACCTGCCAGTATTCATCATCAGCAACACCACGGAGTGACCCGGCAGGTAGTTCTTCAGGTTCCGGTAAGTAAAGAGGCTTCGCCGCTTGTAGCGGAGGAGTATAAACC